TAGTGGTAGGTAATCAATACTATATAATAAACGATTTTAGCAGAAAAATAAATCATATACGTATTATTTCCAAAAAACCTATTTTTGTTCCAGGATATCCTCAAGGAACTAAAACGTTTCGTATAGTTATTGAATCTATAAATCCAAACAAACCATATCCAGATTCATATATGACTATTACAAATCTAGGATACGAACCAGAAAAATTTTACGACGTTACAGAGTATTTCAACCTTATGGATTCAATCAAGAAACAACCTGCTAAGAATGCTAAGGATATTGCTATGGGAGAACTAAAAGCAGTGCCAGGTGCAGTTGATTACGTGGCAACTGAACAAAAGTTTGGTAAGTTTGGTAAGGGACTTAAAACACGTAAGCGAAGACATAGACGTAAGCGCACAATTAGGCGATAAAATGGAAGACATTTAGGCAGAACTGATTAATTCATACAAAATGACTCCTATTCTCTCTGATCAAGATGTTAGAGAACTCATACAACTACGAAACCAACAAGGTAAAATAGAGTTTTCAATCTACTTGAACTCTCTTTTGATGGATTCTGCTCTTAAGAGAAATATTAAATCATCTTTTACAGAATGCTTAGAAGCGAGGATTGATCCTCAAATTGAACTCTGTACTTTGGACAGTACAATGACCTTCCGTTCAATCAAGTTTGACGTTGAAAGTGTTTTGAACGAATATTCACTACTTGAACAACTTGAAAAGTATTGTGGTAAATACGTTCAAGCGTATTATTACGGATCTGAAAACAATAGACTTAAAATTGCTCTAAAGTTTGCTCCTCCTTCTAAGATAGAATCTGAACCATTCACCGATCCAATTTGGGACAGACGTCTAGAGAAGGAGACGAGTTGGTAAATATTTTAATAGACTATAGTAATGAGATACATAAATGCAAACCCTATCGCAGTAGACCAAGATGGTAGTGTTTTTATGTCAAGTTTTCGGAATCGTGTTGTAGATGAAAACAGAAATAATACTATTGTACGATTTCTTGAAGGAATATATGTGTCAATATTTGTAGGTCAATCTCCAAGAGGATCTCAAGATGGAGTTGGAACAGAAGCAACATTTTATGGACCAAAAGGTATCGTATACTTTGATAGATTTTTGTTTGTAGTAGATACTTGGAACTACAAAATCCGTAGAATAAGTGCTGATGGAACTGTAACTACATTTGCTGGTAATGGAACTAGAGAAATTAGAGACGGAACTGGAACTGAAGCAAGTTTTGGACTTATAACATGTATTACAGTAGATCCAACTGGAAACTTATATGTAGCGGATAATGCAGGAACCGTAATACGTAAAATAACATCTGCTGGAGTTGTTACTACGTTGAATATAGACTCAGATGGCTCAGATGTAAATTTACGATTTGATGAAATTAGCTATCTTGCTGCAGACAGATCTGAAAATTTGTATTTTACATCAGATGGATGTCATTGTATCTTTAAACTAACAGGATCTACATTAAGTATTCTTGCTGGAAACAATGATGTAAATGGATATAGAGATGGAACTGGAAATCAGGCAACTTTTAATCAACCTCATGGACTTGTAGTCGGTGGAGATGGAAATATCTATGTTGCTGATTTTAATAATAATCGTATTCGTAAGATTACCCCTGCAGGTGTAGTGACTACTGTAGCAGGTGATGGAAATCAAAGAAATACAGATGGTGTAGGAAGACGAGCCTCATTTAATGGACCAATGCATTTAGCATTTCATGGTCGTGATCGTAATATTCTTCATGTTGTAGAAGGTGATGATGTTGATCTTGCAATTCGCATTGTAAATATACGATCAGGATCTACTGGAACATTGTTTAGAGCTGAAGATGAAGAAGAAGAGGAAGAAATTCCTCAGCCACCTCCACCTCAAACTCCACCTCCACCTCCAGATTATCTTACACCTCCTGAGAATCCTCCTTTAAAAGATATTACAAAAGGTTCAAGTGATGCAATTTCATCAGACGATATTGAAGAAGGTTCAGTTGTAGGACAGATTGTAGGAAAGTTTTTAGGTTCAGAAAAAGAAGGAGAAAGAATACCAGCAGACGAAGAAGAAACGATTGCTAAATCAAGTTATTACTTACCTAACTCATTAAATAACTTATGGTCTCAAGGACTATCAAAGTTCATAGATCCAATTACGCGAAAACCCATTATAAATGTAAAGTGGTATACAGCTCATTTAGTGGATGCAGGTGGTCGTAAAAAGACGAGAAAGGTTAAAAAGTCCAAACGTATTACATTCCGTAAAAAACGAAATCAGATTCGTAAATCAAAGAAATCTCGAAAGTAACAATGACTCCACACCAATGTTCAGCCTGTCGTGTGTTTATTCACGACACTCTGAGCGTTCCCATTTCTAAAGATGAACTGTACTATGGATATTACAATCTGAAATGTATACCTAAACTACTCCCCGAATTGATTCCAGAATTTCAAAGACTTGTGTCTAACCATCGTTTTGATTTGGGACAAGTTCCGTTAAGAAAACATACAACCTATATTGCGATACGACTGATTGAAGAAGGATTAGTGAAACGAAAGGGTATTTCTTTTCATGGAGAAATCACAAGTTCAAAACCATTAATCATGGCACTCCAATGGATTTATTACTATTTTGAAAAACTCAAACATCTCAGAGCAATTCATCATAGTCATTCCGGAGGATACAAAGAATCTCCTCCTGCTCCCTTACCTGTTCACATTCTTCTTAGATACGAAGACGCGGGATTTGTCTCGATTAAAGACAACATGCTTTAACTAAGTAATGTTCCTCCAACCTAACTATATGGCTGAACCACCTGCATGGTTCTATCCTCGCATATTGGTTGGAGCAGGTGAAATGTTAACTCCTTCATTTTGTTCAAAATATAAAATTACACACGTTATCAACTGTGCATTTCCAGAAGATTCACCTGCTTGGTTTAGAATGCAAAATCCTACACGCTATCTAGGATTGAGTGCAGAAGATTCAATCACTGTGAATATCCTCAAATGGTATCCTGCGTTTGAACAAGCGTTATCCACCTTTTTACGTGAACCTAACTCTGGAACAGTGTTTGTCCACTGTCAATGCGGTATTAATCGCTCTGCATTCTTAGCGCTGACCTATATTACGACTCATTTTTCAATGCCGTATGATTCTACCTTCGCACTCTTAAAAAAGCAACGACCATGTATGTTTACAAATCCAGTCTTCAGGAAGCAGACAGAAACATTTGTAAATGGATGTGTTCCGAATTCGTAAAACGAGAGAGGTGGGAAGTACAGGATCGTCAATGGGAACTTTAGATTCAATTCATCAAGACCAAGTTCGAGGGTTATATACTTCGGAGATACAACGGGATGAATTGACTCTTAAACTTAAGACATTGCAAGAACAACGAGAAACATTGAGTAATTCAAATGAACTTACTGAAATTGTTAAGTGTTCGCAAATTGACCGACAAATTCAAGAAGTCGAAGATGAATTATCAAAGAGCAATCCAGTGGAAGAATACTATATGAAAAATGTAGATATTCTGCTAGACTATTATGGTAAGGAAACCTCTAGTGTTACACAGTCTACTCCTCTTCCTAAAGACGCACACACATTCATGAAATTCTTTTCAGCAAATACACCTGCAGTGGATACAGGATTATCCAAGAAACAGATCTTTGATGAATATGTGACTCGTATGAAACTAAGTAATGGTCCAGAAGCAACACAGTTATTGACTGAACACTGTCCTGGATGTAATGTTGCACGTGAAGAAATCAGTTCAGAAGGTATTTTAGTCTGTCCATCATGTGGTTCTGAAGAGTATGCATTAGTTGTTTCAGATTTTCCAAGTTTCCGTGATCCACCCAAAGACCGAAACAATTACGCATACAAAAAGATCAACCATCTCAATGAGATTTTGAACCAGTTCCAAGCAAAGGAATCTACCATTATTCCCGAAGAAGTGATGAATGAAGTGATTCTTGAAATCAAGAAACGTAGGATTGATAATATTGCCGATATGTCTGAAGAAGACATACGTCAGATTCTGAAAAAGTTAGGACGATCCAAGTATTACGAGCATCGTGCACATATTTTGAGTAGGTTGAACGGTAATCCTCCACCAACCATTACCCCAGAAATTGAGGAAAAGGTTCGTGCAATGTTTCAGGAAATTCAAGCGCCATTCTTGTTATATTGTCCAAATGACCGAACGAACTTTTTGTCGTATTCCTACATTTTGTACAAGTTCTTTGAGTTGCTAGATTTGGATGAATACAAAGTGTTCTTTCCATTGTTGAAATCACGCGACCGATTGATTGCTCATGACACAATCTGGGCAAAGATCTGTGATTACCTGAACTGGGAGTTCATAAGATCTGTATGAGAGCTTCATCACGTTTTTGCTTTGCTTCTTCTAATGTTTTTGCCCTTCCAATGTTAGTTGTTTTTTTGTTAAAAGTGAATGATATCTTATATGTTTTTCGTTTGGGTTCCCAACATATTCCATACATTTCATCATATCGATTATGTGTGTTCATTCTATTTTCGCTATCGGTAACCCATCGTAAGTTTTCTGACCTATCATCTGAACGATTTCTGTTAATATGATCTACTTCTGGTTTATTGTCATTATTAGGGACAAAACACTGTGCAACAAGACGAGCTTTTCGTTTATTAATTGGAATTCCATCTTTATAGACTGTTATAGAATGATATCCATCTGAATTACAATATGATTTTAGTATACGCCCCTTTGGACCTCTAACATTACCTAGATTTGAACAGTAGTATGTAGTATACTCTGGATGTTTCTTCCACTCCTCCATTGTAGTATATGTGGGAGTTTTCTATAAATGTAAAATACACTTTATTTATTCGGAGCGTTTAAATTACGATCCAATAAGGCTCGTAAAACTCGTCGCAGAGTATAATAAATGCCTAGTTTGGAAAAGCAGATTAAGACAGCAGAGAAGAAACTTGAAGCAGCAAGGGAGAAACTTAAAAAACTCTTTCCAGGCCAGTCAGATAGAGACATTAAAAATCTTATGGTGTACAAGGATGAGAAAGAAGACCCTAAAAAAGCAAGCGCTTATCAAACGGTGAAAGACCTTGAATCAAGAATCAGGTTCTTAAAACAGAATGGCGGAACTCGTCGTGTAAAGCGAGGCTCCAAGAAAACTCGCCGTCATTAATCCTGATCCTTTGGTAAACTCATTAGACCGTAGAGAACACCGAAAAAGACTAATGTATGAAGCATGAATCCAAACGCTGTAGGGCATCCATTGACTGCAACTCCTGCGATCAATGAATTCACAAAGCGAAATGTAACTGGGTTCGCCACAAGGAAAAACGCAAGAGCAGAATACAACGAATACTTAAACTTCAATCCTTCAGACTTAACTCCCATTTATAGTAGTTATAGAATTAGAATATTTCGAACGAAGTGAAGACTATGAATTTGTGGAGTGTTTAGACTCTTTCAGAACGTTTGAA